TGGTATGGGGGGCACAGACAAGTAAGACCACAACGATTCTGGCTGGCCTAGCGTACCGAGTAGCGGAGCGACCCTGCCCAGTCTTGTGGGTTATGCCATCGGAACATCTAGCTCGATCATTCACAGAAACCCGCTGGCTTCCAATGATTGACGATTGCCCAGCGTTAGCCAAGGAACGACCAGACAATACAGACCGAATAAAAATCCTAGAGCAACACTTCAAGCGATGCTCGGTCTGGTGGGCTGGCACTAGTCCCTCTGCTCTTTCTAGTCGCTCGATTGCGTTGCTCTGTATGGATGAGGTGGACAAGTTCCCAGAGCAAGCGGGGTCGGGGCGAGAGGCGAACCCAGTTCAATTAGCAGAGGCAAGAGTCAGCACCTATCCAAACCATCTCATCATAGCAACCAGCACCCCGACAACTGCCGACTCAATCATTTGGAGCGAGTGGCAAAAAGGGGATATGCGTTTCTACTTCGTGCCTTGTCCTCATTGTGGGCATAAGCAGAAGCTAGTATGGGGGCAAGTGAAGTGGGACGAGGCGGCAAAGATTGAGGATGGAGTCTATGATTTTAAGCTGGTTAAATCCTCGACCTACTACGAGTGCGAGGAGTGCAAAGAAAAAATTACAGACGGACAGAAAACCAAGATGCTTCGAGAGGGCGAGTGGAGGGCAACCAACCTCAAGGGAGAACCAGCCAGACGCTCCTATCATCTCAATGGCCTCTACGCCCCTTGGGTATCCTTCGGAAGTTTGGCGGTGAAGTTCTTGCAAGACAAGCACAGCGGAATCATAGGGCTACAAGACTTCGTGAACCGAGTTCTTGCCGAGCCTTGGATGGAACACGAAAGCGAGAAGATGGAGATTGTGGCTGGCGATTACAAGATGGGCGAGGTCAGAGTTAATGAGAAGCTGATTATGGCTTGCGACATCCAAGAGGCTGGGGGCTTCCACGCTTGGTGTGTTGTTCGGGCTTGGGATATTGAAGGCAGATCGAGGCTTGTGTGGGCTGGTAGGCTTGAGACTTGGGGAGACATCAAGGCGAAGGCAGACGAGTTTGGGGTGGAATCGAAGTGCGTTTTCTGTGACAGCGGTGACCAGACGAGGCTAGTGTACTACAACTGTTGCGTGAACGGCTACATCGCTTTGGTAGGTTCAGACCGCACTAGCTTCTCTGAAATTGTGGGAGAGCAAAAACTACAACGCCCTTACGCTCGAATTGCCAATGGCGACCCTTTCAGCGGTAAGGCAGTTCAATCGAGGGCGGGGTGGAAGTGGAAGTTCTGCCCAGTTTGGAGGTGGTCGAACCCATCCATCAAAGACATCCTATCCAACCTAATCAAAGAACCCGGCTACATCGCACTAGATACCCCCGATGTTTGGCGAGTGCATATCGAGGCAGAGGTGAAGGTGCGGGTGAAAAACCCTATGACTGGAAGGGAAAGGCTTGTGTGGAAGCAAGTCGGAAAGCATAATCACTTAATGGATTGCGAGTGTATGAACATCGTGGGTGCGGCCTTGTATGGGCGGTTGAAAGTCTCGCCCGCAAGTTTGACAGAAAGTGAGTTTGATAATGGCGAAGGGTGATTTCATCGGGCTACCCCTTGCTACCCTAACTTCTCTTCGTGATAAGTATGTTACTTGTTTGGAGGCGATAGCGGTGGCGGGTTCAAGCTATTCGATAGCTGGTCGTTCGTTTTCAAGAGCGAATCTCGGCGAGGTGAGAGATACGATTGCAGAATTGACCCTAGCCATTGAGTCAGCTAATGGTACTCGTATCCGCACAACTTACGCAAAGTTCTCGTGAAAAAAGCCCAACTCAATTTAATAGATAAAGCCGTTGCTTTTCTGAACCCGCAAGGGGCAGTTAATCGGATGATTGCACGACAAAAGCTCGTCAACTTCTCTTACGATGCAGTCAAATATACAAGGGAACGCAAGGGGCCGAGTGCCCTTTCTGGTGCGGAAGATTATCACTCTAACTATGACCGAGTAGAATTGATGAAAAGGGCGAGGGACTTGGCAGAGAATGTTGGCCTTGTTCGCTCAATCCTAATGAAGTTCGCAAGCCACACCGCCGCAAACATTTCCTACCAAGCCCGAACCGAGAACCCCGAAGTCAATACAGAGGTCGAGGCGTATTGGGCAGAGTGGTTTGATAAATGCGACATAACCACAAGACATACTGGCTCAACGCTTATGCAGGTGGCGATGATGAGTATGTTGCGGGACGGAGATTTTTTATTTTGCCTCGTGAGAGACAAGGACGGAAACCTAAAAATTCAAGGCATTGAGGCAGATAGATTGGGAGACCCATTTAAGGTTTATACAAGCCTAGATTTGATCGGTGGAATCCATATTGATCGGGATACTGGTGCTCCGAGTGCCTACGATATTTACAACCGAAGCATTGGCGATTTCTACACCTACCAGACAACCATCCCCTCAAGCCAAGCGTTCCACTTGTTCGACCCGCTCCGCATTGACCAGTATCGAGGAATCTCCGCTTTCCATACAGCCATCAATGACGCAACGGACATCTACGACATTATCAACTTTGAGAAGATGGCCGCAAAGAACGCAAGCTCGCAAGCTGGCATCGTGAAGCGGAATAACAACAATGCCTCCGATCTCTCAAGTCTCACAAACGATGAGGATTTGAATGGCAACACGATCAAACTAGAAGCGATTGAGTCTGGCAAAATCTCCTACCTAGAACCGGGTGAAGATATTGTTTTCCCAGATGGGCCGAGCCGACCCTCTGGTGCTTTCGCCGAGTTCCACAAGATTCTATTGAGGAACATTTGCCTTGGGCTTGGCATTCCTTACAGCTTCGCCGTAGACCCTTCCGCTATGAGTGGCCCGACCGCCCGCCTTGAGATGCAACAAGCCGGACGAACCTTCCGCAGATACCAGAAGTTACTAGATGATAAGGTGCTTCGCCCGATTAAGAACATCGTTATTGCCGATGGAGTTGCAAGGGGATTGATTGAGAACAATGTTGGGAGCAGAACGGCTAGGGGCATTTTTAATTTCGGGGCGAATGTCTCGATTGATTTGGGCAGAGAATCCGCTTCCGCAATCTCCGAGTTCAAGACTGGCCTTCGCACCGCCGCCGACATCTACGCAGAGCGAGGACAAGATTTTGAAAGCTCTATGAGGCAAAGAGCGATTGAGGCGAAGCTGATTAAGGATTTGTCCGAGAAGTATGGCGTAGACCCAGAGACGATTTCAGATATTGTTCCACCAAAACCCACCCAGACCAAACCCGAAGCACCTTCGGTTAATCCAATTATCCCAGCAAAGGATAGCCCAGAAAGTGATGAGGATATAGGGGGAGATCAAAAACCCATTCCAGAAGACCCGGTTGATGGCGATGGTCAAGAGGTAGGACTGGATTGCGGAACTGGTGCGGGCGGATTCAAGGAAGGCAATACTTGTTCGAGCGGAGGAGGTGCGGGCGGTCAAGACTCCGAACCAAAGGAAAGATATAGGGATAGGATTGAGGGAACAGATGAAGAGGTTAGGAATGAGGAACGAAAGAGGGAGAGAAAATTAAAAAATCTTAAACAAAAAGTAGTCGAGTCTAAACAAAGAGAAGCGGACATTCGGAAGCAAATATCAGACCTAAATCAAAAAATAGCATCCAAAACAACGGATTATGACGCTAAAATAGCGGCGATTGATAAGGTTGCAGAAGAAATGATACAAGAGAGCAAGCAAAGACAAGTAAAAATTCAGGAAGACCTAGACAAAAAACTTGCGGCCATTGCAGAGAAATCCAAAAAAAGACAAGAGGCTATTGTAGAGAAATACAAGAAGCGAAAAGAGGAAAGAGAAGCAAAAAGATCGGTTGTCTCAACAAAAAGGAGCAGTTCCCTAGAAAAGAATTTTGAAGAAGGCGATGAGATTGAGTCAGACGAGAAAATTGAATCCGAAATCTCAAATGCAGAAAAAAACAACGATAAACTTAACTCTTTGGTTTCCGAGCTAAAAGCAATCCTAGAAGAAATAGGCAACGAAGAAGCTAAAAAAAAAGTTCTTGAAAGCCTCGACCCCGCATCTATTAAGATGCTGATTCAAGGGATGATGGGGGGGATTGAGTTGGCGAAATACGATGGGATTGATTTTACCCCACCAGAAGGAGCTAGGGAGGCCGCTAAAAGAGCCTTGGATGTGCGGGAAGGCAAACCAGCCAGCCAACGAGGGATGACCCCAGTAGGCATCGCTAGGGCGAGGGATTTGATCAATGGGGTGAAGATGTCTCCCGACACAGTTCGCAGAATGAAAGCCTTTTTCGATAGGCACGAAGTAGACAAGAAGGGTGCAACTTGGGACGAGCAGGGTAAGGGATGGCAAGCGTGGAATGGATGGGGAGGGGATGCTGGTTATGCTTGGGCAAGGAAAGTCGTTGGGCAAATGGAAGCTAGGGACAAGAAAACAGAGTTCGTTGCTGGCAGAGATTGTGGACAAGATGAGGGTGGTACTTTCGGGCCAGACAACAAGTGTGCCGTAGGATATGGCAGACCCCCACTCAAGGGAGGATACACCCCAACCCGACCCGGTGGGAAATTCCCCAAGGATTACAAAAGGCCAACAATCCAAAAACAAAAAGAACAACCACCTAAAAGCCCAGAAAAATCAAAGAAAGAAATCCCTAGTTCAGATAAAATTAAGAAGGGCACGGCTCAATCACAAGCACCAGACGCAAAAGCAGTCGAATGGGCAAAAACCATAAAATCAGACAAAAACGATAAAAAGCTATTTGAGGATTTTACTGGAAGTCGCTTCAGGGAAATAAACACAAATCCAGAAGGACAAGAAGGACAAAGAATAATCTCCCTTATTAATAAACAATCGTCTCAAACGCAAAAAACAGATATGTACCGAGGTCTTTCGCTAAAGTCAGAAGAGGACGCAAACCGCTTTTTTGAGGGATTGAGGGGTGGTCAAACGACAAATAGAACATTAACATCCTTTACCCCCGATCCAAACCAAGCCGCCTTCTTTTCGTTTGCGAAAACAAAAGAGCCTGTTTCTGTATTTATGACCCTAAAGTCTTCTAAAAACCTTAAAGCCTTGCAGGGTGTTTCGGTAGAAAGTTTTGAGGAAGAGTTTGTATTGACTCGCGGGAAGAGACTGCGTTTAATAGGAGAACCAAGAAGAAAAAAGAATACGCTAGAGTTTGAAATAGATGTTGAGGAGTATTAAGCAAATGCCAATAGAAGAAAGATTAATCGATTCCGGGGCTGATGGATTTTCGCCAATACGAGACGAAGAACTAGCAGAACCAGCCTCTTGCCCAATCGCAACCCAAGACATCAAGACCAATCTAGCCAATAGGCAGACAGCCGTGGACGATGCAAACTACGGCCCCGCCAATCCGAACGAGCCAAACGATGCTTATTGGAAAGCCAAGGCAGACGAGTTCCAAGGCGATGTAGCAACGGCCAAGAAAATGCTTTGCGGTAATTGTGCGGCTTTTGACCAGAGGAGCAAGGTTCTGGGGTGCATTAAGAAGGGCATCGGAGAGGACGCAAACGAGGTGGCTATTGGTGGCGATCTCGGTTACTGCGAGATTTTTGACTTTAAGTGTGCGGCCAAAAGGACTTGTGACGCTTGGATTGTGGGCGGGCCGATTACAGATAAGAAAGAAGAACTAGCCCGACCAGTCTCCCAAACCCCAGCCCCTCCCAAGGAACGAATCAAGGGCTCAAAGGAGAACCCCGAAGGCACAGCATCCACAAGAAGCAAAGCTGGCGACATTGAGATTTCAGCCGAGAACGAGGAGGCATTGAAGAACAAGATTGCCGAGTTCAAGGACAAGCACCCATCAAGGAAAGCCCCCACCCTTGGAGCGTTGAAGAAAGTGTTTCGTAGGGGGGCGGGTGCGTTCTCGACTAGCTTTAGGCCAACAATTACCGGGGGAAAGCCCAACTCAAGGAACGCTTGGGCGATGGCAAGGGTGAACAAGTTTCTCAAGATGGCTGGTGGGGGTGAGGTCAAGAAGTCATATCGAGCGGCAGATGGCGATCTCCTTTGACATAATCTAGGCATTTATGCCTTTGCCCCTACCTTCCGCAGACGAATCCGAGCAAGACTTTGTTTCCCGCTTTATGGGTGACGAGCAAGCTATCAGCGACTTTCCAGACGAACAACAAAGGGCGGCGGTTGCCTATTCTACTTATAGGGACGAGGAGATGGAGGAAATGGAGCTAGGCGGGGTGAGCATTTTGGAGGTGGGAGAGGCTAAAGGACACGACCTTTTCGTGGATAAAACAAGCCTAGAGACCGCCCTAAAAATTATGCAGAAAGCCAAGAATGGCTTGAAAATTAAGATGAATCACGGCTCTGGTTTGGAGGCAGTTTGCGGGTTCGCCAGAAACCCCCGCATTGAGGGAGATAAGCTAGTTGCCGACCTTCGCCTACTCCGCAACTCCCCCCACTACGGCCTAATCAAAGAGATGGCCTCCGAAGCCCCAGACCAGTTTGGGATTTCATTAGCTTTCGTGAATGAGTCCGAGAGGATTGACGGCAAGGATTACATTCGCCCCCAGAGCATCGCCTCTGCTGATTTAGTTTCCAGCCCAGCCGCCACGAACGGATTGTTCGAGGAGATGGTTAAGTTTATGGAAAAACTCGGTTATGTTCAGGGAGGCAAGAGCATCCCAGCCGTAGCCAAAGAAGCCGTGGAGGAAGCTCCACTTGACAAAAAGGACAAAACCAATATGGAAAACACAGATTACAAAAAAGATATGGACGAAATTAAAGTTCGTCTCGCCGCCTTGGAAGAGGCGATGAAACCCAAGGATGAGGAAAAGAAAGAGGAGATGGCCTCGGAAGCTCCCAAGATCGTCATCGAAAAAGAAGATGAAGATGAGAAAGAGGAGACCAAGGAGGAGATGAGCGAAGTCGTGAAGAAAGTTTTGACCGAGTTCGGCATTAAGCCCATCCCCGCCTCCCCTTCAATCGAAGTTCCTTCCGAGAAAAAGGAAGAACCCAAAACTTTTGAAGCTCTCGTGGCCGCCCATAGCGACTACGGAACAAGCAAGCTCAAGGCGATGAAAGCCGTGATGCTGTCCAACCCCAAAGAATACTCCGAGGCTCTGTCTCGTGGTATTACCAAACTCTAAACAAAGGATAATACTAAAATGGCTACAAACATTGACGGCGGTGCAGTACGCACCTTTAACTTCGCCTCTGCGATTTCGGCTTACCGATTCGTTGAGATTCACACGGACGGCACGGCTCGTGCGGCTGTTTCCGGTTCTGCTCGTTGCGTTGGTTCTACCATTAGCGATGTGGCGGCTGGCGACAACGGAGCAGTCAAGCTGTTCTACCCAACCTTCTTTGCAACTTCCGAGTACGGAATCACCGCTGGCAACCTCGTTGCTACGACTGGTTCTGGCCTTGTGACCACAGCGGCGGCCAATGTCGGCGTTGTTGGAGTTGCTCTCGAAACTGCTCTTGCTGATGCAGTCATCGAGGTTGCAGTTCCTTTAACCCAGTAATTTAACCAACCCAGAAAGAATATAAAAAATGAGTTACATTAGCGGCGGTTCAACTATTCGGGCAGACCTAAACCAAGCCCTCATTGAAGCCCCTCAAGCCGATGTCGGTTTGATCGGAGCACAACTCCTTCCTTTGCAGAATGTCGAAGCAAAGGCTGGAACATACCTCAAAGTTCAGTTGGCTGGTGCAGAGTTGCTGACCAACAATGCAACGGCTCGTGATGCTGGTTCGGGCTATTCAAGAGGAATTAGGTCGTTCACATCGTCAAATTATAGCACGGACGAATACGGCCTAGAGGAATTGCTAGACGATTCCAGCGTTGCAGATTTGTCGCGTTTCTTCTCCTACGAGAGCGAAACCGCCAAGTTCTTGCTCCGTCAGTTGAAGCTCTCCCACGAGAAGCGGGTTTCCGATCTTCTCTGGAATGCAACGACTCCCTTCACCATCTCCGATCAGACTCGTGCAGTTGCCTACACGAACACGAACATCGCCACGGTTGATGTGGCTCGTGACGTAGCGGCCGCCAAACTCGCTCTTAACCAGTATGGTTACGAACCGAATTGCGTTGCGATGTCGGCCAATGTGTTTGAGTTGATCAGACGCTCCACCCTCCTGCAAAATCAGTTCTTCGGAGTTATCTCCAATACTGGTGCTCGGTTGTTGAGCGAAGCTGAAATTGCGGCGGCTCTGGGAGTTCAGAACCTCCTCGTTGGCCGTGCGGCGATCAACTCTGCTGGCAAGAACAAAGCCTACTCTGGTTCGTTCGTTGTTCCAGATACCAAGATCATCGTAGGTCAGATTGCTGGTGGTGAGTTCACCGCTGGTGGAATCGGACGCACCTTGGTCTGGTCGGGTGACTCGGCTGGTGGTTTCGTTAGCGAAAGCTATCGTGACGAAGCTCGCCGTAGCCAAGTGCTCCGGGTTCGTATGAACACGGACGAAGTTGTGATTGACCCGAACGCCGCCGTTCGTATCACCACCAACTACTCCGCAAGCTAAAGATTGCTGTTGGTTGTTTCCTCTGAAGAAGGGGGAGTGGGTGAATAACCTGCTCCCCCTTTTTCTTTTAATTGACATCCTCTAAAAGCTAGAAATCCTATTCAAAGTGAAATATCCTATATCCGTCTATCTCATCGCTGGTAATGAAGAAGAATATATCGCCAGATGCCTTCAGTCGTTTAAGCCGATTTCAGCAGAGCTTGTTGTTTGCATCGCTAGGGGGAACGCTGTCCCAGACAAAACAGAGGAGATTGCGAGGGGGTTGGGTGCGAAAATTGTTCACTATACCAACAAAAACGATTGGCCTCATATCGATGATTTTGCCACAGCGAGGAATACGGCACTAGAGGCTTGTTCTAGCGAATGGTGTTTATGGGTCGATGCTGACGATGTAATGGCCGACGATGGGGCGAAGATAGTCGAAGAGGCCATTGACCTTGCCATTCAAAAAGACGCTCACCTCGTGGCGTTAAAATACAATGTGGACAACGCCGGACTGATTCCCCTCCGAGAAGAAATTTCCAAGAGGGGTACTTGTAGTTGGAAGAACCGAGTTCACGAAATGCTTGTTTGCAAAGAACCAAACAAGACAGTTGGGGTGGACAAGATTTTCAGAATCCACAAGCCCGCAGGGTATAAGCCTAAAAGTGCTGAAAGGAACTTTAGAATCCTAGAGGACACACTATCTACTGCCCCCAACGCCCTCTACTACCAAGCCCAAGAATACTTTTTGTCTGGCAAATACGATAAGTGCATTGATTCCAGTATGCGAGCGTTGGCCTTTCCAGAGTTAGAGGACACGCTTCGATACGATGTTCTATGTAACCTTGGGCGATGTGTTCCAGAAAACGAGAGGCTTTCATACCTTGGGCAAGCCATATCCCTTCAACCAGACCGCCGAGAGGCTTATTTCTACATAGCAAATCATTGGGCAGGGAAGGGGAACTGGATAAAAACTTATGGGGCGGCAAGGGCTTGTATGACCTTACATCGTCCCAAAGCCCACTACTGGAATTTGGTCGAGGCAATCTATAACTGGCAAGCGATGGACTTATACGAGACAGCCTCAATGTGCGTAGGGGAAGTTGCAGAAGCAGAAAAGATTAAGAAGATGCGACCAGCCCCCAAGATCAGCATCGTCCACGCAACGAGAGGAAGGCCACAAATTGCTTGGCAGAGGCGATGGATGTGGCTTTCTTTAGCCGAGAAGCCCCTAGAAATTGAGTGGCTCTTTATGGTAGATCATAACGACCCCATCGACTACACCCCTCATCAAGCCATTCGGTGCAACCCCGGAGGCATCGTCAACGCTTGGAACGCTGGGGCAAAAATAGCCAAAGGGGACATTATCATTCAAATGAGCGATGATTGGACACCACCCCGTCATTGGGATGCCCTAATTTCGAACGCTATTGGGGATACAACGCAAGAGAAAGTGCTGGCAGTATCTGATGGCCTACGGCAAGACAAGCTCCTCTGTATGGCGATTCTGACGCAATCTAGGCTCAAGAAGCAGGGGCATCTGTTCCACCCAGACTACCAAGAGTCGGATGGCATCTATTCCGATAATGAGCATACAGATAGAGCCTACGAAGAACAAGTGGTGGTTGAGGCTAGACATATCCAATTCAAGCACGATAATCCTATGTTTACTGGCGGCCAACCAGACGAACAATTAAAGAACCACAACAAGCCAGAATTCTACGAGAAAGGAAAAGCGATTTATGAAAAACGCAAACAAAATAATTGGGTGTAGGAAATCAAAAAAGCGGGAGAATACGAAGGGGCTTGGTATGATTACCTTCGGTAAGTCTAGCATAGATAAAACAAAGTATGTGCTAGTGGATATTACCTATGATGACAAGGCTGGGAAGGAATTGTATGAGGCTGGGATGCTTGCCTTAAAACACGACCCAGAAGCCGTGATTGAGTACGCAATCAAAAAAGCATTAGCAGGGATGGCAAAATGCAAGAGATAACCATTAACGATTCATTTGGAAAAGCCCTTGCAAAATATAGCGAGGGACTGGATGTTGGCCTAGAGATCGGGGGAGGAACTGGGGATGGCTCAACTCAATGTATTAGGACAAAAAGGTTATTCAGCATAGAGAACCACCCAGACCGCATCGGTAGGCACTCAATGAATCTATCCGCAAGAGGGGGCGTTGCTATCAACGGCACAGCAACCTTGTCTAAATTCTGGATGAATAAGAACGACATCGAGGAGTTCTACCGAACCACCAAAACAAACCTCAATCAGTATCCCCTCGAAACAGTTTTAGGCTGGCATAATGTCTGCCTAGAAACCGCCTTCCAGTATTCAACCAACGCAATCGAGGACATCCACTTTGAGCATAATGTAGATTTTAACTTTGTGCTGATTGATGGCTCGCCTTTTTCTGGTGAGGCCGAGTTGCGTTGTGTTCGTCCATTCCTAGCAGAGAAGGCAATCATCGCATTGGACGATATTAACGATATTAAGAATTGGGCAAATTACCACAAGCTCAAGGGATTTGGAAAATTGCTCTGGGAGGATTGGTCGGTTCGTAATGGGGCGGCCATCTTTGAACTATGAAAATAGCTTGGCTGGCGGCACATAGGGCAATAGGAGAACAGCATTTTAGAAAGAAAGAGCTTTGTGACTGGATTAAAAATATCAAGAATGTAATGAAGCAAAATTCTGGCATCATTTACAGAATTTACATTATTGAACAAGCTGACGAAAAGGACTGGAATAGGGGTATTTTGTATAATGCAGGATATTATGTGGCGGCTACTGACGACAGGAACTTTCTTTTTATAAATTGTAATACAGATTACACCATTCCAGAGGAGCCTCTCCCAGATGAGTTTTATATGCACAAAGATGGATTTTTAGATTTGCATGGATATGAAGGTGGGCTTGGGTCTTTTTGTGCATTTTATATGGATGCCTTTGAAAAGTGTAATGGATTCCCCAGCAACTTTTGGGGATGGGGTGGGGAGGATTACGCCATTAAAAAAAGGATAGATTTTTCTGGATTGCAAATTCATAGGCCAAGCAATCTATACAAAAAATGGATAAAAGAAAAACAAGATCATCCAAGGGATGACTCAAAGAATGGGAACAATACAGAACTTGCCAATCAAATGACCAATGAAACAATGTGGGAAAGTGGACTTAATAATCTTGCTTATGAAATTGAGTCGATTCGTCGCTATGATGAAATCGTTTGGATAAGGGTAAAATGCTAACCATCTTTACCATCGTCCTCAATGGGATGCCCTATATCCAGAGGCATCTAGTGGAGTTTCAAAAACTAAAGATTCCTTGGGAGTGGAGAATTGTCGAGGGAGTTAGCGAGCCTCTAGGATGCACTCGATGGTGTAAGCAAATTCCAGACAAGTATCACAAGAACTTTGTGAGCGTGGATGGAACGCACGAATACCTTGAGAGCATTAGGGGTGGGAATGTTTCAGTCTATTGGCAAGCCAAGCCTTTCCCCGGTAAGTTGGCGATGATTGGCGAGGCGTTACGAGGGGTGGAGAAAGGGGTTGTGATGCAGATTGATTCTGATGAGATATGGAGAGCCGACCAGTTAGACGCAATCTTTGGGCATCTCAAGGGTTGCGAGGAGGGGCGAGCGATGCAGTTTCATTGTAACTATTATGTGGGACAAAATAAAAAAGTTGTGACTAGGGAGGGATTTGCTTCGCATTGGTACGAATGGTTTAGGGCTTGGAAGTGGGGCAGGGGAGTTGAGTTTGTTAGCCACGAACCGCCCAAGCTGAATGTTCAGTCGATGATGATTCCAAGGGGAGTGACAGAAACTTGGGGGCTAACCTTTGACCACTTCGCCTATGCAACAAAGGAGCAAGCACAATTCAAAGAAGATTTCTATGGGTATAAAGGGCTAGTCGAGGGATGGGAGAGGCTACAACAAACTACAAGCCCAGTTAGGTTGAGGGATTACTTCCCCTTCATAACAGACAAAAGCGTTGCCGATGAGTGTTAAAACTATCAAATACTCGCAGAGGCTAGGGGATGTGCTTCGTTGCCTACCAGCCGCCAAACATCTAGCCGACCAAGGCCACGAAGTTTTCTTTGATTGCTTCGCCCAATACCACGGAGTTTTTGAACTGACCAGCTATGTGAAGGCTGGACATAGGATGGGCGATGTTATTGATTTAGAGGTATGGCCGAACCAGTACGAGGCTTATCGGAAAAGCAAGAGAAGCTGGACTGATTTTGTGTATAGTCACCCAGAGATTAAGGATGCAGACAAGACCAACATTGTCCTAGACAAGCTGGATGAGAAACCAGCCGAGGGACTTCCAGAGACTTATAACCTAGTTGCCCCATTTGGGCTATCCCAAGGCTACTATCGAAACCCGCTAGAGTTAATCGTGAGGGCTAGGCAGACTATGGGGAAAGATAACTTCTTTGTGCTATGTCCAGATGATATCAAGATTCAAGGGCTAAACACCTACACCGCCCCATCAGTTGAGCAGATGGCGAAGGCAATCCGGGGGGCTACGGACTTTTGGGCAATCAATAGCACCCCGATCATCCTTGCTTCGGCAACCAGAAGAGACAAGCAAACTAGCTTCTTTCCGCAGAAAGATGAGTGGGAAACAGACAACATTTTCAGCTTTGAAGGTATGATAACTATGGATTGACATAAGAGGTGGTTTTATGGCTGGCAGTATCCCCACCTCCTACTTCGCAACCGACCTCTCTTATATGATCGAGGACTTATATCAATCCGTTACTGGCTTGGGTTCGTCCTCTGTTTCTGCCTCTGTCACAGACCTAACAACGGCAAGTGAGCTAGAGATCGGTGGTGAGGTGTTTAGGGTGACGCAAAGCCTAGTTGTTTTAGCTTCTGGAATCTCTGCCCCAGTCATCGGCTCTCTTTGCACAGTTAGCGGAGTGGAGCGTATGATCGGAGGATTTTCGCAAAGCACAGATGGCCTTTCCTTTACCATCGAACTTGCGGAGATTACGACCTAATGGCCTCGATAGAGAGGGAGGTTGAGAACGCCCTCCTTAATGTTGTTTCTGGGATTACTGGGGTGAACTTCTTTACTAGCGAAAGAGGCACGGCTAGGACGATGCCAAGCGTAACAGTTCAAGCCCAGATTGGGTCAGAGGAACTCGTCCCCTTTTCTGGTGTATTCAAAACGCCCGCCTCTATCACTTATGTGGCAAGGGCAGACACAACCGCAAGAGCCGACTTTGACGCAAAGTTTTACGACATCCTAGAGCAACTCTATCGTGACCCAGACCTCGCTAGTTATCTAACCAGCAATTCAAACATCACTTTCTATGTGGCGAAGGTAACTGGTGATAGCCCCGCCGTGATAAGTCAGAATCGTACTTGGTCAAGGGCTATGACTTTAGACATAACGGCAACTGCAAAGAAATGAACAACAGCGTTCAAATCAATGTAGAGGATGCGATTGAGAATCTCTTGGCCAATGTTCCTAATCTAAATACCTATAAAACCAATCGGGTAGGGGCAAAACTATTCCCCTTTGCTACAATATCGGCATCGGTAGGGGGTCAGCTTCTTGGAAACTATACTGGTGTTTATGAGGTTTCCGTTACAATAGACTACTCCGACACGGCGGCCAAGATTAGCCAAGAGGCTTTTGACGCTGAATACTGCTCAATCTTTGAGGCTTTCTACTCTGAAACACCTCCACTATTTACAAAGATTCAAAACAACATTTTAGACACAAAAGTCTACACGGCACGGATTACGGGCCAAACCCCAACCATTCGAACCGCAAAAAGGGCTTGGCAAAGGGGCTTGAAGATGAGCCTTATTTGCACCCCATCAGAACTAGACGATGGCTTGCGGTACTTGGATTTCCACGAAAAGAGGAACTCAATGTATGTGGCAGTCATTTAACAAGGTATAAGGCTATATGGCACTTTCCATTTTAGACGGCAATCAGTCAGCAACTACGCTTTCAACCATCCTTTCTAGTGGGCAACACATCACCGCCCATACAGTTGTTAGCCTTGGCACTCAAGCGATTACAGATATGCGTGGTGCAGTTAGCGGAAGCGTTGTCTCCATCTCCAACTTTCCATCCACCCAGACGATTGCTGGCACGGTGACGGCGAATGTTCCGTTTGCAGATACATTTATAAAGGCAAATGGAACTGGTGGGTTTGCAGATACCTTGGAGGCTTACGATGAAGCCGTAAATAATACGGTTGTTGCCGTTCATGTAAAAAACTTTTCTGGTGAGGTATTTGGAAGCACAGCTTTCCCCATCTCCGGCACGGTCACGGCAAGCCTATCTAATGCAGTAAGCCCATCTTTAACTGCTCCCTATGGAAGTGGTGACCGCTATCCAGTTGGTGCAAAAATTATTCCAGTAGGAGGTTGGACTGACGAAGTAGATGGAGCACATTGGCAAGCATTATCTTTAACTGATAGTGGGTCTTTATATACTTATTCGAAAATAGCTCCAAGCACAAACCGCATCGGCGTGGTGACGATTGGAGCAGGGACAGTCACCATCGGGGCAGGGACAGCACAGATCGGAAGCGTTACGGCCTCCATTAGCGGGACTGTTCCCATATCAATTTCCTCCGTGACAATTGGAAACTCTGTTACCATCAGTTCCCTTCCAGCCATCTCTGGCACGGTGACGGCGAATCTTCCAGCAGGTGTATTTAATGGCGATATTGCTTCTGATACAGGTGGTGGTGAACCTGCTTATGGGGTACAGCTAGGCTACTTTGATGCAGTCACAGATGGATTCGTGTTTGTTAAGCCGAGCCAACCCCTCCCCATCTCTGGCACAGTCACCATCGGCTCGCTCCCTGCGATTAGTGGGACGGTAACCGTTGGAGGATTTTCTGGTGTTAGCGTTGGCTCGGGTGCTTTGCTTGCTGGCGGTTTAAGATTCGGAAGTGTAGCGGCATTAACTTTAGATGGTGGAACTGGATATTTACAAGTAAAGGTCGAGTCAGCCCCAGCCATCTCTGGCACGGTCACCATAGGAGCAGGGACGGCACAGATCGGAAGCGTGACAGTAGGAAACTCCGTCACCATCGGATCATTCGCCACTAGCGTCACGGCACGGCTCATTAACCCTGCTGGTACAGCCGTCACCTATGCAGAGGTTGGAACGGCTGGCAATCCTTCGATTGATGTACTTTCCGTGCAGGGAGTGACTAGCGGAACGCCTCTAACCATCCTTAATCACCAAGGAACAACCGTCACCACATCTAATTTCACCAGCACAACGGCGTCAACGGTTCTCGCCTCGGCTAATACAAGCAGGGAAGTGCTAACTATTTTTAACGAGGGTGCGGGCAACCTTCATATCTGTGCGGGGGCAACTTGCACCACCATCGCCTATCAAGTTCGCCTATCTGCGGGGGATTACTACGAAGTTCCCCTCAACCAAACCAGCCTTACGCACTCGGCTGTATTTGCCACGGCCGGCACGGCACGCATAGTCCAGATTAGTTAGGAGTAGGCGATGCCCTTGTATTCGGCAGTAGCTCCGTTGCCAGTAAATCGGATTAAGAACAGATTATTCGACCCAGACGCAAGGACTTTTATTTCAACTGCTGGAGTAACTGATCGAGTTTCAATGGGTCAGATTAACTCATTTGTGATTGGCTTAAAATCCCTTGGCCTTTACAATGATACGGTAACTTGGCCGTTACGCTCAAAACAGAACGCTACAAGCGGTGCAACTGTTTTTTCTTTAGGAGGTCTAGCAACATACAATGGAACATTGATAAATAGTCCAAGTCGTGTTGATGATGGAATTCAGTCAAATATAAATAGCAACACAATTTCGCATAATGGCGGCAGAGATTTTGGCACTAATCCATTTACTTTTGGGGCTTGTGTAAAAGTACAAGCCTTTGGAACTCTCACGCCTTTTATGGGGCTTTACCCAAGCTCCGCATCGTTTGCCGCCTATGATGCCAGCGTTCAAACCTCTGGAGTTTTAGATGTCTTAATTCGCAACAACTCAACTGTAGGGGGAACATCTAGAGTTACCGCTGGAGCATTTACTGCCGACACCTTTGGCTTTGCAACAGCCACACGCAACAACAATGTTTTAAGCACTTTTCTCAATAGCTCATCTAACGGCACATCATCAAGCCTTGCGTCTGGCGTTAATTTCACAAGAACAGACATACAATCATTTATTACTTCAAGGGAAAACAATAGCGCCGCCCACGGCCTTAGTACCGTGGCCTTTGCCTTTCTAATCAAGGGACAGGCAATTAACCCAAGCTCTCTCTACTCCCTATACAAAACCACCCTCGGGGCAGGGTTAGGACTACCCTAATGCCCCTCCTCCTCACTCAATGAGCATCCTCATAAAGCCCGCCTACGACACAGACGCATCCGCATACTTCACTACCGCTGGCGTCACTAACACGGCTGGGCGACAACAGATCAGTCGATTCGTTACTGGCGTAAAAGACCTCGGCCTTTGGAGCAGTATGGTCTGCTGGCCTCTGCGTTCATCGCAGAACGCTGGAACTGGAACGACTGCCTATAGCTTGGGCGGGTTGGGGACTTATAATGGGACGCTTGCAAATGCGCCGACTTGGGGTGTTGATGGCATTACATTTTCCCCAACAAATTCTTGTTTGCAATTTTCATATTTCCTACCAACTGGCAGTCACACCATTCTTGCTGTTGGTCTCAATAACACAACGATCAATAATTCCATAGTCTTTAGAGTTTCAAACACAGATAATAATTTTCATTTCTGGCAAAGAAGAAATGCAACTTCAAATACCTTGTTTTCTCCAAACACAGATTTAAGTGGATACATAAATGGGGCGATTACCAATACAGCAAACGCAAATGTTTATAATTCATTTGGAGCAACTACCACAAGGAATTTTGGAACTGGCACAGCTCACGGCGGCCCTGCATTTTTCGGCGATCTTGCCAATAGCCAGCAATGGGGAAGCGTTGGCTCTTTTGCCGCAGTTTTTAATGTAACGCTAACAACTGCACAAATTTTAGCCTTACATAACCTATTAAAAACCACGCTTTGCCAAGGGCTAGGATTGCCATAATGCCCCTCCTCCTCCTCCTCGCCCTTCTGCTTTGCTCCTGCTCGCCAAAGAAGCAAACAGATAGCAACGCCCTCCCAGATTACGGGGAGATGGGGGCGGCCTCTGAAGCTGGGAGAGTAAAAAGTGAATGAGTGCCACGGATGATAAGGATACTCCTAGTTGGCGGGACTTCGTAGCCAGTCTAAAATTTTTAGAGGCCGAGGGATTTATAGAGATATTTTATAACGACAAGGGGGAGCAGATGGTTCGGATTGCCCCCGGTGCAGAGAAAGCAAGGCTATGAGTGCAGACCAAGTTGCTGACTTGCGGGAGAGGCTCGCCCGAATAGAAGAGAGGCAGGTCAATCTAATTGCGGTTTTAGAGCGTCACACAAGCGAAATAGCTGAATGGACTGGGAGGATGAACGGCAAGGTCGATACCCTAGAAAGGGATGCCCACACCATCAAAACGAAGCTCTGGCTGGTTGCCCTCATTTCTGGGGCGGTATTCTCTACAATCTGGGAACTCATAAAGGTGCGAGTGTTCCCTCGATAATTTGACACAAGCGAAGGAGATTATGCAAAACACACTTTCTAATGAGGTTTCAATCTAATGGCGGCCGTCACGATTGGTACGGCTGGGCTTTCTTTCGGCTTGGTTTCGGAAGCTGGTATTGGATTAGTTCAGAGCTTTTCAGAGGCTCGTAACGTAGAGAAAAATGAGGTGAGATCGAACTCCGGGGATATAGTTGCCATCGGATACTATAACGCCACGACCTCCTATTCACTCTCGGTTGCCATTACTGGTGCTTACAATGTGACCGCAGGGGCGGCTCTTTCGGCCTTGGCGAATGCAACCACCCTCGGGACAACTCGCATCGACTCCATCACGATCAATAAGTCTAACGATGCGTTTGTGACCCTCGACATCTCGGCTACTGGCTATCCGAACGTAAGTTAATAGAGGTTCTAATCCTCTAATGAAATCCTAAACTTATGACCGAAGCCTATTGGGGAACGACTAACATAAAGGTGGCGAGTGCCGTTGCTTCATTTGGGGCAAAGCCAAGATCAATAGACCCGGTAACGAGGACTATAAAAGAAAGTGGGGAGGTTCAAGCTACCTTCTGGTTCGAGGCTGGGGCAGGGGCAGAGGCCAAGGCAGAAATGGAACGCCCTTGGTCAGAAATGAAGAGCGACCCAGAAAGCCCCATCCGATATGTCCGTGCCGCCCTAGAGAACCGAGAAACCTTCCTAGGACTGCTCAAGAGAGCCGTTCCAGTTCGGGTCATACAAAGGGGCGGGCAAACTTTACTTATATCAGAAAACGCAACCTCGGAGCAAAGAAGGGCAATCCTAAAGCATCTATGAGCATCTCACTAGAAGAAGAACTAAACTCGGCCTTTATCTCCCCAGAAAAGGAGTTTATGGGCGAGAAACTAGCACCCTATACGGAAGGCTCTCGTTTGCTCCTTTTGCAAGTAAGGGACGATGAGGATTCCTCAATCTATTTCATCTGGTCGTTTATCTATGTCCACATTCTACTAGCCAAGAACAAGAAGGACGCAATCAAGCTGGCTTGGAACAAGAACTTATTTAGGGAAAAGATAATGGAATATATCGAAGGAAAGACAGAGGCAGATCGTGAAGTAGCAACGACCATCGTTTCCAACATTTTAGACGAAGCCCAGAAGGGCAAAGTTGATGTTATCCCAGCCCCTCATCAGCCAGACTTGGGAAACGCCTAACGCCAGCGGGAACAGCAAGTTTTGTGTTCTCGTTGGCAGAACGAACTGGGTGGAGCATAGAGACAATTTTATGGGATGTACCTTTAGCCCTAATCACGCAAGCAACCCACACTTACCTATGGCAAAATGGGGTGAAGTGTAGGCGAGTGCTTACAGAGATTGGCGAGGATAGGGCAAACCTAGAGAGGCTATTGGGTCTAGTTTAACACAAAGAAGAAGTTTATGGGCAATCTATTCAAGCTAGATGTGAGGGAGTTTAATAGGACGATTGACCTATACCTAGACCTTACACGCCGAGATAG